TACAACCAAACCTGTTCTTTTGATTACTGTTACAGTGTCTGTAATTCCTGTTCCTGTAACTGTTTGACCTATATCTATAAGTGTTAAAGTTGATGATGTATCTACTGTTACTGTAGTAGAACTGCTTATAGCACCATTGACTGTAGCTGTTGTAATTGCACCTGCAGCAGTTTCACAAGTATTAGCAGCTGATGCGAATCCACCTAATGTTGTAGTGTCATTGATCTCACTAGATGTAGCTTTTAAGCCATATGTTGTATCAGTTAAATAATCTCTTACACATAGAGCAGGGTTGCTTCCAATCTCTTTACCAGTGCTATCTGTAAAAGCAGTTTGCCCACTTCTTGGGTCATAAACTTTTTTACCTTTAACAACAAAAGATAAAGGTGGTATTCCACCACCAAAAGCTTCTGAATCAAAAACAAATTCAATAAGCATATAAGCCATGCCTATAAACTTATCTGTAGAACCTAAAGAAGTTGCACTAGTAATATTACTATCTGCTGTCGTTTGTGAACCATCTTTAAATTTATATCTTAGTAATGAATTACTTACAGTAAATTTATTTGCATTTTCACTATTAGTAAATTTGCTATTAGTAGCATATTCAAAACCACCACTTGATGTTGTTGTTAGTTCTATATCGTTGACTAAAACTTTTTCTAAGCTTTCTACCTCATGTCCTGCAAGTACAACTATCATGGATAGCTTGTAGTTATCTGTTCCTGAAGTTTCTATATGGGTAATTGCACCGCCAACTCTAGCTTTACCATAAACAATTTGTCTTGCTGCTGTAGGTGTTCTTGTGGCTACTTTATTTCCAAAGTTTTCAGCACTAGCATTTGTACCTTTTGACATTAAACCGCCAACTAAGGCACTGAATGCTGACATTGTTGCTATATGCATTGCTGTATAACCAGTAAGAGCAACTGCTGTTGTACTTAATAGAAATGCTACACCTGTAACAACTAAGAATGTAACTGCAAATATTGTTGCTGCTGATTTTAATGCCTTAGCCATTAGACACCCTCCATACAGATATAATATTCACATTTTGTTTTGCAACTACCATGTCATCTGATGGTGTTAATACTTTAAACCCATCTGAAATACCAACAAGCTCTGATTCTTCTTTATAAACTACTAAATCACCCTTTTGCATAAATGCTTTGTCTATTTTTTGTACACCTTTTGCTTTGCATGCCTTTTCAATACTTTTAGAAAGTGTTTTTCCATATTCTTTTATTGATCTCATAGCTTCTTCTTCGTTCTTCCAAGAAAGCTCTTTGGGTATTAAATCCTCACCAGTCATAGCTTTTATACAAGCATTAGAAAACTTGCAACAATCCCATGAACCCCATGCAAAAGGTACAAACCTGTTCTTTGCTAAGAACTCATCAAAATATATACTCCAATCTGTTTTTTTAAACATTATTTTTGTTGCTCGTTTTTGTTACCAATTCCTTCATCTTTTTTATTATGAACTAATACATCATTAGCAAAATAGTTATTGTGTTTATATATTTCAATTAAATTATAAGTAGGTAAATCAATTTTATTATCTATAACTTCTATGCTTGTTATTTCTAGAGAATCTGCATTTTTATTAAATAATTTATCACCAACTTCCAATTTATCTACATCAACCCCATGCAGTTCTTTTGTTGCTAATGGGTTTATACTTACCCAACCTTTTTCAATGCAATACAAAGGGTGACACTGCGTTGTATGTAGTGAATTATCTTTATAGTTAATAATATAAGTTTGTTTATTAGATGTTTTGTGTAATTTTTGTACACTTGATTTTACTAACAAATTATTGTCAATATCATAAGACATAATTTCATCAAGCATTTTTATATCTTCAATATTTTTAGTTGTATTATTACCCATGAGAATTTGTGTACCTGCAACGAAGCAACCACCTCCTCCACCTCCACCAGTATTAGATGAAGAGCGACCCCATATAATCTCTTTATCTTGTAAAGATTGCACCCTATCAAAACAGGTATCTCCTGCACTTATGTATTGTTGTGATTCTTTGGTGTATCTAAGATTAGATGGTCTTTGTAGGTCAATTAGTCTATTTTCAGCATCTACAGTAATTGTAGAACCGCTAGGGTCATCATTTATTACCATTGATTGCATACGACCTTTGAACAAAGTCATAGTACCTACAGTGGTGTCTGTCCCACCTGAAAGATATCCTAAATAAACTGATATAAATCTATTTTGATAATTTTCTGTAAGTGCTAAATTAAGTACAGTTGCATCCATACCTGCTAAAGCTATAGATAAACCACTTGATTTGAGTTCAAGTGTATCTTCTATGTTTGATATAGATAATAAAGTGCCAACACCAAGATATGTTCCACCATCAATCGTGAGATCATAATCACCTGACCATAATCTTATGGTTTCTGTATCAAATTCTGCTTTAACTGCTAGGAATAATACTTGGTGGTCTGCTTCTAGGTAACTTTGTATTGATGTATCTATCCCACCCCTGTTTGGCACAAAATGTGACATTTAAACTACCTCAATACATGAAAAAGACATACCATAGTTAGAAATATTATCAGCATCCCAATCAATATCTTTACTGGTCAATCTAAACAATCCTTTTGGAGTTGCGAATCTGACTAAATGATTTTGTGTAATAGCAGTTCTAAGTTTTGGTTGTATCTTAACCCCATAAGTATCTTCACCACCTATGACATTTAATGTTGCATCATCTGTAACCATTACATATTGCACAGGATTAGCACCTGTTGTTGAGCTAGATGTTATTTGTAAGTAATCGCCTTGTTTAATAGTACCTGTTGCACTGTTGGAACTTGCTGATAGGTTGATTCCTGTAGCACCCTTCTGATTTGATTTAATTGTGCATCCTGTTTTATCTGCTTCCTGTACCAAACCACCTGATTCAGACTCTACAACAACTGTATATGAATTAGTTTTAGTAGTTATTTTATGTGTCCCATTGTTTTCAGGATTGATTGAACCTGTTACGACTATAAAGTCTCCTTCTACTGCATTAGCAAAAGGTGTTGTATTGGATGGTGCTGCTATAGTTTGCGTTGCAGATGTAAAGTCCAATTCTATGCTTCCTTGATTAATTCTATCTTTTGCTTTTAAGTCATTAGCATTATAAGTGCCTTGATTGGTTAGAGCATCAGGGTCTGCAAATTTAAAATGATTTACTGGTCCATTAAGCTCTAAAAGAAAAGATTGCCAGTTTTTAGCAACATCTCTACGCATAGGTGGAAGTGTAACAGTAGCTTCCCAGTAAACACCATCATATTCTTGTGTTCTTACTTTTCCAGTATAAGGTGAAGCTACACTACCTATTGTCCTTCTAAGTGTAAAATTACTCCTAATAAAATTAGGGGTTGTTGGCATTGTTACTATCTTAGCCACCTAATAGACTCCTTCTAAATGTACCACCACGCATTGCTGATTCTTGTACAGCAGCTTTTGTTACATCTGCTATCTGTGGCATCATCTTTGTAACCTCTGCTCTTACAGTAGGAACAATACCTGTAGCAAAATTGATTGATTGATTTATAACAGTAGTACCACCACCACCCATAGCGTTTTTACTATTCATGTTATTCATGATAGTACCACCAGTATTAGGTATAAATATTTCAGGACCGCGTTCGCCAACTAAAGTAGCACGACCACCTTGTATAGTTCCGCCACCTGCTGAATCGTCATCAAAATTAAATTTAGGTCTTGGCATATTCATAGGGTCAAAAACTGGTGCTCCACTAGTAACACCTTTACCACCACCGAATAATTTTCTTGGGTCATATGTTGGCAATGCATTATCACCTGTTAAACCAAATATGCTATTTAATATTTGGTTTACGACAGCTAACTGCAAAAATATTGTAATTATTTGTGAGACCATGCTTCTAGCAAAATCTTTAAAACTAGCTAATGCATTTTGTCCTTCCATTAATGCATCTACAAATTGTCCAGTAAAAGCCTGAGAACTGCTTATAATAGCTTGTCGCATCTCATCAGAGAATGTTATAGTTTCACCTAGCTCACTTTGTATTTTTCTTAAATTTTCTAAAACAATTGCTCCTTTTTCAGGGTCAAATAAAGGATTGCCTTTAGCATCTTTAGTACCATTTTTTAGGGCTTCATTAAGTGTATCAATCTTAATTTGTAAAATATCATATTCAGGTATCGTATCTTGAAATAATTTATTAAATTCTTGTTGCAACTTAATTTGTTCATCAGTCAAGATTACTGGTGGGTCTTTTTTTGGAGTATTTATTTCTTTATCAAGTTGTTCATTTAAACTCGTCATTAACTCTAATTGTCTTTCTAAACGACTTAATTTTGCTTCATGTGGTTTTGCTTGTTGTGCCATTCCCCTAGCTTCTAAACCATTAATTTTGTCTTGTGTCTCAATAATTTGAGCTTCAACTTTACGAATTTGTGGCTGTAATGCACCCATTCTTTGTAATGGGTCTTCTAGTGCTAGTATTCCTTCCATATTTGGAAAAATATCACCACGTGCTTGCATTCTTGCTCTTAATATAGAATCAGAAAATTCAGTCAATGAATCTGACATACCTTTTAAAAAATCACCTAAACCACTATTAAAAACATCATCAGCTAATGCTTTGAAAGCAATCGTCATATTGGAAGTCTTAGTGGAAAGGTTATCCATTTTGGCTTCCATAGCGCCACCAAATTTTTCATTCAAACCTTCAACTAAAGCTGCAACCATTTTTGCTGCACCATCTGCAGTTTTACCATATTTAGCAATATCATCTTTACCAAGTTGCAGTTTTTCCCCTAAGATACCTAAAACATCAATACCTTTATCAGAAATCATGTTAAGTTCTTCAAGACCCATGCCGCCTGAAGCTGATCTTTGCACCATTCTTATTAGTGCTTCAAAAGTTCCTAATTGATCTACAGATACAGATGCAGTATCTGCAAAAGTTTGCAACTGCTTCATATTTGGCTCTATGCCTGCTGATTTTAATTGTATAAATGCTTTTGTAGCATCTTCTATTTGAAAAGGTGTGGTTTGTGCAAATTCCATTACTTGTTTTAAAGCAGCATCACCTGCATTAATGCTACCAAACACTTGGTTTAATGAATCTTTTAAATCTTCAAAGCCTGAGCCAACTTGTGCAACCTTACTTATTGCAATACCCATAGCGGCAAATCCTGCCACAGCAGCTATAGCTCCACCCTTAACTTTACTTAAACCACCTGCCATACTTCCAAATGCGGCTCCACCTGCCGCACCTGTAGTTCTAATTTTTCCTTCTATTTGTTTAAGTTCTTTTTTAAGCTGCTTTGTATCAGCTTTGATCTCAATTACAAGCTCGTCTACTGTTTTAGCCATCAGGATATAACTCCATTAGCTCTTTAAGTCTTGTTGAATCCATTGGAGTTTCTTTTTCTTCACCACCATTAAATTGTTTAAATCCTGCAAGAGCTAAATACATTTCTCTAGGTGATATATTCCAAAAGTCATCAGGGCGCATATTCATCATGCCAATACATATCTTGTAAAACTCAGACCATAGTATTGGTTCAGCGTTCACGCTACTGGTTCTTTTTTTTTATCTTGCTCGTCTGAGTCTTGGTCTGAAAGTGTTGCAACTAAGAGTTTAGCTACTTCTGTTGATGCTACTACTATACCTACACTAGCTATAATAGAACCTATTTTTTTATCGTCAAAGTCATTACCGCCACCTCTTAAAGCGTTACGCAGTACAACAATGAGTGTGCGAATACGCACTTTAGCTTCAGCAATGGCAGTAGCTAATTCTAAAATGCCTTTATCTAATTCGTCTTCTATTCTTACTAATGCATCAATAGTTAATCTGCACTTATAAGTTTTTTCGCCAAGTTTAAGGTCTATTTCACCCTTTAGTGGATTTGCCATCTGACTTTTTCTCCTTAGATTTACTTGCGTTTGCAAGATTTATTTTTAATACGTTGTCTCTGTAATCAACAGTTGATGCTAATACTTTTATTTCTTTACCATCAACATTAATAGTTTCGCCAATTTCATAAAGATTAGGTATCTGCAATACGCCTTTGTATGTAATACCTAATATTATTTCATCATCTATCTTTACTTTAACTTCCTTTAACATTATGCGAAGGTTACAAAACCTGCTGATTCAAAAGATAATGAGTAAGTAGCTTCACCATTATATTCACCTGCATATTCTATTGAAGTAACTTGAAAAGGACCAGTATATGTTCCTAGTTCTGGAATAGTGAATTTGTAAGAACCAAAAGCTGCGGTCTGATTTGCAGCAGTACCATTAGTAGTGTTTTGTTGTGCTACAAATGCTGATCTTACTGCAACTTCACCTGCTGAGTCAGTAAAAACACCTGATCCACTTATTGATATGCTATTTACACCACCACCTGCTAATAATCTTCTTACACCATGATCATCTTTAGTTGTAACATCTAATGATTCATCATTAAGTGTAATAGATGTTGACCTCATGCCTGCAATAGTAGTTGGTGTACCACTTAGCATAATTTGTACTATTACGTCTAACCCTTTTTGTGCTGCCATTTATATTCTCCTATAAATTAGTTTGTTCCTAATATTATTGCTCGGAATCGCATGACTCCATGTCTAGTAACACCATCTGGGTCTCTCATTATGTCACTAAATTCAAATCTAAGATTAATTAGATTAAATCCACTAACTGTTAAGTTACTATCATGCAATAAATCGTGTATCTTGTCCATTATTTCTTTTGTCTGCTTTGCGCCTTTATATTGCGACCATATATGTATATTGATAGTGTATTCACCACCATTTGTATCTTTAGTGCTGTAGTCTATTGCAGTTTCTTCACCTAAAGATATAAAAGGGTATGTTGCGTTTTCTAAAACCTCATCATAAACACCACAACCTAAATTGCTTGTAATAGCAGATACGTTAAGCGCAGAATAGATCGTGGTTTGTAACTGAAACTGACCTATACTCATTTAAGTATGCCTTTTCTAAATAGTTGCTCTATTTTTCTTCTATTTTTTTCAAGAGCAGGTTGCATAAAAGGTCTTTCAGTCATTTGTGTTGTTCCAAATTCTAATGCTGCTGAATATGGTGCTGCTGATATTACTTGACCAACAACAGTACCATTAGTTTTAACATCTACATCCATTGTAATTTGACTAACTAAAAAACCTGTATCACTTGCAGGTGGTTGATTGGGTGCTGATGCTGTATGTGTTCTTCTTGGGCTATATTTTTGATATGAAATACCAGTACC